CTCCCATCGGTCCGCCAGACGGAGCTCCAACTCTTTCTACTCCCGTTGCAACGGGAGCTCCCGTTGCATTATTTCCAGAAGATGGTTGGCTGCTCGAAGGTGATGAAGAAGTAGGAGAATAATTTGGCGCGCCTTCATCAGCAGGTGCAGATAAAAATCCAACTGCTCCGCCAATAGCAGCACCAACTGGACCTGCTATTGCTCCTCCTACTGCAGCTCCAATAACCGTTCTTCCTAAACGAGCAGAGCCAGAACTCGGTTGTGATGGTGTAGCTTGATTTGGCGTTGATTGTGTATTAACAACAGGCGTAGCATCTGCTTTATTCGGTTCGCTTGGCGCGACTTGAGCTGGAGCTTCTACAGTGTTCGGATCAGAAGGTTGAAGATTTGACGATCCAGGTCCAGTTGGAAGAGATGCGGCTGAAGGCTTAGTAGAGCTAGTCGAAGAGCTGCCTGTAAAAGCATCGAGCCCATCAGCAATAGTTCCAGCGACACCACTTACAAAATTCCAAACTCCTTTTACGCCATCGACAAGAGATTTAAATGCTTCTTGGACTGGTTCGAACTGCGCCGCTATTAGACCGCCTACAAGTAAAGCGGTAGCCATTGCCGCAGTATTATCTTTACTGGCGTCTTCGGTCTTTACTTCTTGTGCTGGAGATGCATCAGAAGGAGTTGCTTCGATAGCCATTTCTTTGGCCATCGATATATTTCTAGCAGCTATCTTTTTTTGATTATCAAGTTTCTGCTTCAGATAACCATCAATTGTAGCCAACTTTTCTATCATCGTTACGATAGGAGAATTGATCTTAATATTGACCGGCATCTTCGCGCCGTCTGGTTTTTTGACATTCGATTTTGCGGCTTGTCCGATAGTACCCATTGCAGCGGTAATAGCAGGAGCAGCCGAAGCCTTTTCAGCTTCTAGTTTTTCTAAAACACCGTTGATAACTTTTTGAAGAGAATCGTTAACAGCATCGCGAGTCTTCTTATTGATCCATTTTCCTTGATTAAGATCAAAAACATATTCTTCTCCTGCCAACGAAACAGGAGGTTTACTCGAGTCGATTCTGACTCTAAGTTTTTTATATTCGGTTGTCGATTCAGAAGTTAAAGAGTTGAGTAAAGTAAACAGTGATTCAGGTGCGCGCACCTTAGTTTTCTTATCTAACCAACCTTCTGGCGTTTTAATGAAAGTCTGTCCGCCTATCGTGACTGGCTCTGCCATTATGCTGCCATTCTATATAGTTGTGATTTCACATAGTCGTCAGAACCGCCAGGATAGTTAGGATCAATACTTTCGAGTTTGCTATCGCTCGATGCGTTTCTTAGCGAGGCTTGAACAGAATTCGTTGGCATTTGATCAGCCGGATTGGATTTAGGATTACCCATATCGATAGCCGATTGAATTTTTGCAGAAGCTTGCGCAATTTCTGAAACTTTCGTTGTATCTGCAGATATTGGTGTTGCAGGCAAACTAGATGGAGGTCTTGGTGTCGAAGTAGAAGACATTGAGCTTAGAGATGCTGATGTACTTCGACCTGACATCGGACCGAGTCCAGCACTAATAATACTACCTACAGATTCTATCAAACCTTTACCAAGATCCATGGCGCCTGCAGCCAATCCTGAACTACTGGCGCCTTGTGAATCATAAGATGAAGCAGCATATTTTCCACCAGTGTAATCGGACATCCATTTTGCTTGATATTCTTGTGGAGTCAGACCGTTATTTACTGCCAATGCCTTTGCAGATATTTTTCCTTGTATATTACCGGTATACCAGGCAAGAGGAACCTTCGAAACATCGCCTCCCGCTTTCTGTAATATCTCTTCGACATATTTTGCGGCAACAGCATCTTGAATAGGAGGAGGAGCGAGATAAGCACTACTATATTCTGTTCCTATTCCATACTTTTTAGTTAAACCTCGCCAAGAGCCGTTTGTAAATGCATAAGCACCAGATGCAGTTTGACCCGGCATTCCAATAGGATGTGGAATACCATAGTTGCCTCCAGACTCTCGTGTTCTGATAGTAGCAAGGATCTTTTCTATATCTGCTGGAATTGTAGGAAGATTTTGCATTTGTTCGGCAGAAGCTACAGGAGCACCAGCAATATTGCCTGAACCAATATTTGATGTGGCAGGAGAAGCATCGCTCGATGGTTTTGCAGAGTTTGCTGCATCTGCATCTTTACTAGCCGCTTCTTCATCTTGGAAATCCCACCATGCATCAAGTAAATCATACACCGTATAAAGCGCTAGTCCTACATTTAAAAGAGTCCATAGCAATCCTGGAATTGCGCCAACTCCAGTTGCGGTAACAGCGAGTCCAGCAAATACTCTTGCAAGCAAAGGCATTACTTTCTTGACAATATATGTTTTACCGAAGCGTTTAGATAGGAAAGCTACGAATTTTCTTCCTTTTGGGCCAGATAACCAACCTCCACCAGCTGAAGATGCTGCCTTATTTGCAACTTTACCAGTAACAGGATCTTTAAATCCTAATCTTCCACCAGATGACGCAAGACTTGGTGCCGCCCGGGTAGAAGCCATCTTTGACATTCTGCCAGTGACATCTTTGTATGTCTTAACCCCGCGCATAGCACCATAACCAGCAACTATTCCACCCATGGCATAGTCGAAACCGGTATTTGGTTCTCTTGCAGTAGCAGCAGTAGCATCAGTAGGAGTTCCTCCTCCAATGCCAAGAGAACTAAGTAAAGTATCGCCTATGCTAGAGCCAGTTAATCTCTTCGCCATCCAGTCGACTACAACGCCAATAACTGCTCCGCGCCATCCGCCTATAAGATATCCGGCAGCGCCTCCAACACCGGTGATAGCCGAAGCAAAATCAGTTAACCAAGCATACTTTTCGGTGAATGCACTCCAACTTGTTTTTAATCGAGCAAGTTCGGTGTCTCCCATTCCAGCCAAACCTAATGCACCAAGTGCTGCCAGTCCAGTGGCGCCAAGAATCACCTTCGTAATATCACCTGCACGACTCTTCATCGTGCTATCTTCACCAGTTTTTAGAAGCCCGCCAAATTTATCTGAAAGTTTGGTGAAAACGCCTGTCTTCTTGTTTTCAATCGAAGACTCACGTTCTGCTTGAACTTGTTGATTAAAAGCTTGGCTCTCGAATTTGAGTTGATCTTGAAGAGTCTTATCGATAGACGAGAGATAGTTAACTGCTACGACCAACAACTTTTCTGTAGGCATATTGGCATTGACAGTTGGTCGAGCAGATTTCTTTGGAGCAGGAAGAGTTCCAGATCCTGTTATCTTCTTCTTTCCTGCTTCGCCTGCTATACCAACATTATTGACAATCACTTTTGGTGCTGGAGTTACTGCTCCGCCGACCGCAGAACCAATGCCTTGAGCGATACCACCGATTGCAGATCCTGCTCCTTGTGCTATTCCTCCGACTGCAGAACCGATTCCTTTAATAGCACCACCCAGCGCGTTGCCGAATAGGCCACCTCCTAAGAATACTGCTCGTCCAATTGCAGGAAGCATTATTTTCTACTCTCTATCTCTCGTTTCTGATCTTCAAGGTAACCCATCAACATATCCACATATATGTCTCTTTCGTACGGTATCAAATTCTCGACCTCTGTGATCGAATACTTATGATGTTGTGCTAATGCAAAAATCATACTATAGTAATTAGTTAACGAAGTATGACTTAGCGCCACATAAAAAAATCTTTGAGATTATTTAACTCGATACTCCTATCGTTACCCTCTTCGTTCGTATACTCGATCTTATGATACAGCTTAGGCATCTTTTCAAAGAACTCACGAATCTTTTCGAATGAAGTAACTGGTAATTGATCGATGAATTCTTCTAGCTCTGCGCTCGAATAGTCAGATGCTGGAAAGATTTCTTCTGGAGTCAAGATAGTATCGATGCAGTTGACGATAAAGAATGTCATGAGATCAATTTCATTTTCAAACTGCTGAAGCTTATCAGTGATGCTAGCACTTGGATACTTCATGATCATGGAAATTCCATCGGCTACATCAATAGTAGCATCGATATCTGTTGGCATCTCAACTTCAATAGTATCAAGATCCAATTCAAAGTTATAGATCTTGCCATCTTCGTTATCACGATATGATAGTTTAACTACGTTGTTGACCGAGCGCGCTCTTAGTTTCAAAAACAAGTATTCAAGATCGAATGTAGTAAGATCATCGACATCAAAGTCTTCGTCTTGAACACATAAATTCAAGATTTGCTTGATGGCACGAATCACTTCAGTATCTTCTCCACCTTGCTGAGAGATCAACAATATCTTCTCTTCCTTAACGAGGAAGGGACGAAACATTATCTTCTTTCCGTTTGATGGGACGATCACGTCAAATAGGGGTTGATCAATTTTTGGTAAAGGCATTATATTCTCCTGGATTATAAATTATCTATTAAGCTGGAATAGTAAAAGGCACGCCGCTTGGTAAGCGGTCTGTAGGTGCTCGAACTGTGGATGTAGAATTAGTATTCGTAGGTGCTGTGTCAGGCGGCGCGCCTAACGTGCTCGGCGGTTTATTTCCTCCTCCTATGATCAAAGGTTGCAACGACTGATCAGAAGGAAGAGAATCTAAAATAGAAGCTATATTTGTTTCTGAAAGTGGCAGATCTCCAAAATTTGATATCGCAATTGGCTCATAATTTAGCATTTCAGAAACTGGAATGAAAGAATCATTGTCAAAGTTGCTTTCCTTTGATCGAATTCGAACATCAGTAAATGAGAACGTTACGTTTAACTTCATCAATGAATTCTCTTCACTCCATGAAAGATTCATACTTTGAATACCAGTCGGGAATACGTCATAGATGTTATATTCTAATACTGTATTTTGAGCACGATCGTATACAAAAACGTTTACAGAAGGACAAGCATAAGTGTCCTTATAAGCGACTTCGTAAGGTCTTTTATTATCTCCGACTACGTTGTTCATATTCGCACCGCCAAAAGAATCACGATTCACGATAAGATTCATCCACGATTCGAAGAAATCGATGATAGATGCTTGTTTGTCGACAATAAACTGGAGAGTAAAGTCGCCTACATTGACGCCATAAGCAACGTTTTCTACAGGACCAAAGCCATATCTTCTGACGTTCTGTTCTTGTAGTAAGTTGAGCGTAGGAAGAATAGAATTGTCACATCTCATCGTCAAATCAGGAAAAATCTCATTACGAATAGCTTTCAATGGAACCCAGTCCATTGGAGAGAATACTACTAAGAAACTGTGAGTGCTTAATACACCATCATAGCCAACTACTTTCGATCTAAAACTGTTGATATCAAATCTACCAGCAGAAAATCGATTGTTGCTGAATGTTCGATCTTCTGTAGTATTTTGCCCTTCGAATGGATTATTTTTATCGAAATCTGTTGCAGCTCTATCTTTATCTTTAAATGCGGTAGGATTCTTTAAGAAGTCAGGTTCAGCAGCAGTCGACGTGCCTTGTTTTCCAGATCCTGTGCCCTGTTTTCCAGATCCATTTGTTGGAACCGACCCGCGGTTTGATCCTGAAGTGTTGGTTCCTGTTGGTTTTCCTTCATTTCTAACGTCGCGCGCGATACGAGCATTAACAAATGCTTTTCGATTGCGCTCAATTTGTGCATCAGTTTCAGCTCGCTCTTGATTTTCTCCACGGACAGTTCCAGCAAGTCCGCGTGTTTTATCCGCAGCGCGTTGTGATTTTAGAGTAGCTATACCTGCCGGGGATTGTTGCCACACTTCAAAAGCTTCATTGGCAGCTTTACCATATTTTTTTCGTTGTCTATCGGCTTCAGCTTTACGTGCACGATCTTCAGCTGCTTTCTTCTCGATAGCTGCCTTCCTAGCAGCTGCGGCTTTAGCAGCATCAGCAGCTTCCGAAGCTCGAAGTCTTTTCTGAATCTCTGCGTTGGTTGACATTACTTAGTAACTCCTAGCATTCTTTTCGTGTCCATCCAAACTTGATTCTTTCTTGCTTTGACGAAACGTTCTGTTGGTAAGAAGAGCGCGATATCCCATTCCGATGGATAAACGTACATAAATTTTGATTGCACGTGTGAAGTCAAGTAGTGTTTAATGCATGGAGCATACCATCTTAGCTTTGCGGCCTGTGTCATGAGTTCGTAGCTGAGTTTAAGCTTTGTGGACTCGTCGTAACGAGTATTGTTTGCAAAGTCATATAGACCGTCCATCAACTTCGCTCTGAGTTGCAACGGCAAGTAGTGTAAGTTGAGTCCCATAAATCCGCCTTTGACTTTCTTATATGGAAAGATCAGAGGAAATCTATCGTAGTATGGAAGCTCTTCTTTATGTTTCGGATCATAGTAGAACATGTACATCGAGCCGAGCAGAGGCTGAGTAGTCATACGACTTACGTCGCCCTTCATCATCTCACGCTCATTGATACGATTCATTTTACCGGCAGTATCTCTGAACCACTCACGCGCAGAGTTCGTGCGCGCAGGAATCTGTCCTGAACGAACACCTTGTGTGATGATAGTATCAAATACAATTGCCATTAAAACTTAATTCCTAGTTCTTTTTCGGTGAGTATCTCGAACTTCCAAGCGCGGTCGTTGCAGTATATTGCAGCTGCTCTCCACTTGGCTTCGTTGACACCCCATGTCATGACTTCATTAATATAACGCTTATTAGGCTTATTTATCACCACTGGAGGCCGCGTCTGCGCATGAGGTTTTATTTCAACCACTACAGTATCGATCTTGCCTTCTGGTGTTTTCTTCTTGACAATGAAGTCTGGAAAGTATCGATGTACTCGATTGTCGATAGGTGAGCGATACGGAATGACGAGTTCTTCACTCCCCCATTGCACGACGTTAGGATGCGAATCTAAGTACATCATGAACTTTAATTCCCATTGACTACGATATACGATATTGTTCGAATCCCCAAGATACTTCTTTGTATTCTTTGGTCGAAACTTTCCCTGATAAGCCATGATTCTATTTATAAATAAGCTGATAGCCTTTTAATTTGAGAGATAACATGGCACTTGTTAGAGTAAATATCGACAGTTTCAAGAAAGAT